AAGAAAAAATATACATTATAAACACTAGTATTATGGTTAAAGTAGTCTCAATTAGTAATAAAGAAGACAATATTAGGAAACTTTGGATGCCATTAAAAAAAAGTATTGATACTGACAACTATCAAGCGATACTTTCTGATAGCAGTATAGACAGAGATTATGAAAGAATTTCTCCTGACTTATTAAGAAAATGGGCCGAAACTAAAGCATTACCAGCCTTAATTAATCATGAAAATAAGATGGAAAAATTAGCAGGAGGATGGAGAAATTTTAGATTTATACAAAAAGATGGACACTATGGTTTAATGGCTGATTTATATATTTTTAAATCAAATCCTAACACTAATTGGCTAAAAGAATTATTAGAAGAAGCAGAAGAGTTTGGCATACCTATAGGAGTATCAATATCAGCAATTCCTAAATCACATGTTGATGGTAATATTGAAAAAGATGGTTATAAAAGAATGTGGACTGATGCAGAACTAGTAGAGGCCACATTAACTCCAATTCCATCCAATAGAAATGCAGCAGTAGTCTCGAGATATAAATCTTATGATGCAATAGCAAAACAATTTGACTTAGATAACTACATAGAAAATACTAAACTAATAGAAAAGAAAGTAGTAAAAAGAGGAAACAAATGGTGTGTTATTCATTGCCATGGTCCTGATGCAGGTAAACCAATAAAATGCTTTGACACTAAAGAAGAGGCTCTAAAAATGCATAGAGCTATAATGGCAAACAAAAACAAGGAATATGAAGATGAACTAATTGAGAAAAAAGAGAAGCCACCAAAAGAATGGTGGAATAGATGTATGGATGCTACTCATAATAATGCTCAATTATGTGGATGGATATGGTATCATAGAAAGAAAGAATTAGACGGAGATACTATATCCAAAATATTAAAAGAAATCGAGGAGGAGATTACTATGGAAGATGAAAAATTAAATGAACAAGTAGAACAACCTCAAGAAGAAGTTAAAGAAGAGGTTAAAGAAGAACCTAAAGAAGAATTAAAAGAGGAAAATAATGCTCAAGAAGAGAAATCATTTGACATAGAAGAACTAAAAGAGGAATTAAAGAAACACGTAGAAAACGTGATAAAAGAAGCACTAAAAGAATTAAAAGAAGAACCTAAAGAAGAAGTTAAAAAAGAAAATAGAAAAGCAGAGTTAAAAGGATATTTTGAAGAAAACTCTGTAGAAGAAACTCAAATAAATAAATCATTATCAAAAGAGGAATACTCTTTAAGAGATTCCTTAAGGTTATTATAAAGGAGGAGATTAAAAATGGAAGCAACATTCGGAAAAGGTTTTGGACAAACAAATTGGGAACAATTTGGAATTTCTCCAGCAGATGCTACTGTTGAAGCAATAGGACAAGTTTATGCTGGTGGAATTGACAAATCAGAATATGATTATAATAGAAATCTATTAAAACAAATAAATAAAGAGTATCATGAGAGAATAGAAAAAATAGGAACAACTACAAACGAAACAGCAGTAGGAACTAACTATTCAACTACAAGCGGAAATATTCCAACATTAATTCCACTATGGTTAAGTCCTGATATTATTAACTTATCTCAAAAAGATACTCCAGTTTATGCTTTATTACCAAAAATGGCTGTAAAAGGTAAATGGTTTATCTGGAATAAAGCACAATTCAATAGTAATAGTGCTCAATTCTTAGCAGAAGATGCAGCATTATCAGAAAATGATGACACATATACACAAGCACAAGTTCAAATGAAGTATTGTTATGCTGTTGGAAGAGTAACAGGCCCAATGCAAGTTCATACAAGGGGCTACATAGACATGGAGAGACAAGAAATATTAATGAAGACAAGAGCCTTACTACAAAAATTAGAATATACAATATTAAATGGAGATACAGGTAGTGACGCTAATGAATTCGATGGTTTTGGTAAATTAATAACAACAAATGCAACGACATTAAATGATAGTATAAGTATAAGTGCCATAAGGAATGCTATACTATATGCTAAACAAGGTGGAACTACTTTCAGCGAGACAATCGGTGGGGGTAATCCAGACTTAATAATTACAGATTTAGCAACATATAACGATATAAAAGCACTATTAGACCCATATCAAAGATATGTAAATACTACAAACATAGCATGGGGTATCGAGACATTCACATTCGATGGAATTCCAGTAGTAGCAAGTAAATTCATGACAACAACATCAGGAAGTAAATCATTATATGTAATAGACACTTCAGTAGTAAGATTAGGTGTAGCATTAGATATAACATTTGAGAGACTAGCAAAGACAAACGATTCAGATAAATTTATGATTAAATGGTATGGAGCATTAATAGTATTAAACGAGAGATATTGTGCAAAGATTACAAGTATCTCTTAAACTTTTTTTATTTTATTTAGTTTAAGTTAAATAGAGTAAAAAGGTGATGGACATGGTAAAAGCAAATAAATATTATCCAGGATTAAATAATGAATTACAAATAAAGGGTTTAATAGTTAATCAGGTTAGCAAATCAGCCAATTATACAACGACTAAAAACGATTTCATTATAGGAGTAGATACCTCAAGTGCAGCCGTGACTATAACATTAAGCTCAGATTCAGTAGAAGCAGGTAGAGTAGTTATAATTAATGACGAAGGTGGAAATGCTGGAAGTAATAACATAACAATTGCTACAGAAGGAAGTGAAACAATAGATGGAAGTGCTACAGCAACAATTTCAACAAACAATGCTTCATTAAGACTATATAGTAATGGAACAAATTGGTTCACATTTTAAACTCTTTAATTTAGATTTAAAATGAAAAAATTTAAAACAATAAGTAAATGGGTAGAATTCCTTAATGGAAAAATCCGTAGAAAAAAGGTAAATAAAGGTGGTGAAGATGGCAATAAAAAGAAGAAAAATAATCTTAACAACAGACGCAAGCGGAAGCGCAAGTGAAACAATATTTATGCCTTCTAAATTACATACTATAAAAATAGACTATGCTTCGGATGTATCTTCTGGATGTGATACTACAATTAAAAACGATTTAGGAGAAACAGTCTATTCTAAAACTGATAGTAATACTGATGTAATAGTCTCTCCAAGAAAGTTAGTTCAAGACAACACGGGAGCAGATATATCAGGAGAATATGATTATTACACAGGAAATCATTGGACTATAACAATAGCACAAGGTGGAGCAAGTAAAATAATTAATATGACTTTAATGTTTGAGGTGTAAACCTATGGCAAAAAGGGGACAATCAAACGGAACAGGTAAATACTTAAGTTATAGAGAATATTTGGAGTTTAAGGATTATTTAGAAAAGAGAATGGATATGATGAGAGATGAATTAAAAGAGGAAATTGCAAGAATAAGAACAAATGATTTAAACCATATAGAAAAGAAAATAGATAGAATAGAAGTAACATTAGCAGAATTAAGTTTTGAATTTAGAAGTAAGTTTGAAGGTATAATGAAATATCTAATAAAAATATCAATAGCACTTATAAGTGTTGGATTAAGTGCGGGATTAGGAATACCAAAAATATTGGAGTGGATATTTTAAAATGGCATATACAACATATCAAGATGTATTTAATATGACTGGATTAACAAGTAATGATATAGATACTTCTATAGTAGAGGATTTTATCGATTATGCAGATGCTTACATAAAAGAAAAATTAAGAAAAACATATGACACACCATCTTTATTTACCGATTATTTTGACACCCAAGAAAATCCTTATCACATAGATTGGGAAGATGAAGGTGGAATAATAACTGGAAAAAAACCATTTTGGAATAGTAGACATAGATTTAAATTAAAATGGAGCCCAGTTACTAAAATTCAAAATGTTTGGATATTAGAAAAAGGTAAAAAAATAGATGCTGTTTATTCTTACTATAATTCGAGTTATACTGATAATACAGACAATGCTAATCAAGTAGGAGAAGATTTATTTTATCCTTTTAGTGATTCTCCAAGTGTAGGAGATTACTTATATATTGGATGTGATTATAAGTTTTTATCTGTATTTATTAATTTAGCAGTAGATGGAGCAGGCGGGACATGTGAATGGGAATATTATAATGGCTCTTCCTGGACATCTTTAAGTGTAAGCACAGATACAACTAATGCTGATAATTTATTAACATCTGGAAAGATTTACTGGGATAAACCTTCAGATTGGGAAACAACAACAACAATAAACGGATATGAATATTATTGGGTTAGAATTAAGGTAACAGGAACATATACAACAGCCCCAAAGATAGAAAATATGTATTTCGGACAAGATGATGTTATTCAAGAGGAATTAAATCCTTATCAATATAATTGGTATACTAATGGAATTGTACTATTAAGAGATAGTGAGTTATCTTCGGAAGCAAGATATGTAAGAATAGATTACTATGCAGGAGCTACAAGTGTACCAACATTAGTAAAAGAATTATCAACGGTTTTAGCCTCAATCTCAAGTTTAATTATGAAGATGGGGGGGAGTTTTGATGATGCAGTTTCATATTCCTTAGGCTCTCTACAAGTAAGCAAAGGAGAACCTTATGCTCAGTTAAGAATGACAGCATTAGAATTAATGAAAAGAAGAGATGAATTATTTAAAAAATTAGGAGTTAATGTAGTTATAATTACAACATAGGAGGAGATTATGATGAAAGATAAGTTAAAATTAGAAGGATGGATACATATAGAACACTATGATAAAAATGGTAATTTAAAAAATATTAGAGAAGTAAAAAATCTTATTGTAAATGCAGGAATTCAAGAAGTAGCAAAATTAATCGGAGCAGGATTAGGCGGGACAGCATTTCAATATGTTCAAACAGGAACAGGAACTACTTCTCCAACAGCAAATGATACAGATTTAGAAAGTGCTACAGGAAGTAGAGTCTCAGCAACAGTAACTAATGAAACGACAACAGTAACAGGAGATACGGTTCAATTTGTATCTACTCATAGTTATACAAGTAGTTTAGCAATAACAGAAGCAGGTATATTTAATGCTTCTTCTGGTGGAACAATGTTAGCAAGGCAAGTATTTTCAGCAATAAACGTAGAAAATGGGGATACAATACAATTAACGTGGAAAGTAGTCTTATCATAAACTAAGAAACAAATATAAGCATAAGAATATAATAAGATACTATGGTAGATTATAAGAAAACAGCAATAATTGGAACTATACTTTTTATTTCTATTTTAAGTAGTATTAATTATCTTTCTGTAGATGATATTAAACAATTATTAGATGAAAATCCTTATTCTCAAATAATTGTAGCCTCTGGATTAAAAGATGGACAAAGGATAGAAATTATTTCGAGAAGTATAGACCCAAATATATCTTATTATAAATATAGATTAGAAGGTAATCAATTAAAAGCATATATAGAAAGAGACTTAATTTACTCCTCAGAATGGGCTTTATACAATGGAACAAGGAGAATTGTATATAGAGAAACTAAAAATCCAAATTTAACCTATACAGAAACTACGGCTCAAATAACTGAAGAAATGGACTATTTTTTAGATAGTAGACATACTAATTACATAGGAACACTAAAGAGAATTATACATATAACTCCTAATTTTATGAAAGAAACTATAAATTTTACAAGTAATTATACGGGATTAAGATTACAATATTTAATATTCCCAGACAATGAAAATAATGGAATAAGTATAGATTTAGATGAAAATGGAACTACTTATTTTAACTTTAAAGATTTCTTATTAAATTGGAGTGTAGATAGTGATAAGGTCTCAAGTGTATACAAAAAAGGTTATCCTTATGCTCCAGATAGAATTTGGATTAATTTTAAACGAAATGAATATAATATAGACCCTACGATAAGAATAGGATTATATGAGATTTATTATGACATAGCAAATAAAACTATGTTTGGTAAAGATATAGGAAGAGAATATAAAGCAGACTTAACCTATGGGGATTTACCAATTGTTTTAAAAGTAAATAGAGATATGCTTTTACCAAAAAATCTACTAAAAATATTAAAAAGACACTCTCAAAATTTAGAATTTAAGAATTCTTATATAGAAATAGCAACAAATAAAACAATTAATCATTCAAAATGGATAAGTAATATTTCATGCCAAGTTATAGGTTATAATATCACTAATTTATCTAATGGAACAATAATAAATCAAACATTAACAAATTGCACCGATAATGGATATTGGAATAATTGGACAGATTGGAAGTGGGAATGGAAAAAGTTAAATAAAGATGTAATGTTAAAAGCAAATGAATTCTACTTAATCAATATACATGCTGATTGGAAAGCAGGATTAGGTGAGAGAAAAGTAGATGTTGTTCCTTCTATAAATAATCTTCCTTTCTCTGATTTAGCATGGTGGAATGTTAATTGGCATGTAAGAAAACAACTTAATTTTACATCAACTCAATCAGCAAATAATTATGCAGTAAGGGTAAATATTACTTATGATAGTGATATGCAGAGTGATTTTGATGATATAAGATTTATAGACAATGACAATGAATTAGAATATTGGTTAGAAAATAAATCTGATGGAAACTGGGCTGTATATTGGGTTAAGGTAAATTTAACAAATGGTGTTAAATCTATTTATGTATATTATGGTAATCCATCTGCAACTACAACAGCAGAAATTTTTTCAAACTTCTTTGAGCATATTAGAGATATACTTACATTTGATGCAGATAATGATAAAGTATATTCTATAAAAGATGGAACTGAATGGACAGCAACTAAAGCTGGTTCTCCAACTGTTGAGGGAAAGGATTTTGATTACAATACAGGTATTCAAGTTGACAATACAGACACAAGCAACTACTATTATTTTAACTTAAGTGATAGATATGACTTTGAAAACAATTTTTATATAGAATTTACTACTAATGCTACAAATTATTTATCAGGAAGTGCAACACCACATAGAAATATTATTTCAAAAAGAGTAGACACAGAAGAGAGAGGTGATTATATTGTAGATGTTGATACAAATGAAACAGGAATAACAATTGAATTTTATTTATATGAAAAAAGTGCGACATCAAATGCAGTATCATGTTATAAAGATGGTATAGAAAAAATAAGAAGGTTGGGAGTTCAATTAACAAATAATTCAAATCAAGTAAACTTTTATGTGAATGGAGAAAATATTTGCACTGAAAGTATATCTTCTTCATACTTAAAAAATAACACACAACCATTTTATATCAGTTATAGGGGTCAAGAAGAAGAGTATGGAAGTGGAAGTTTTGAGTATATTGTAATTGGAGATGATACTTCAAACACTCCAGATTCAATTTTATATTTAGAAACTGAACCTACACAGACATGGGGTTCAGAAGAACAATTTAAAATTATCAAATATTTTGATTCTAACTTAAATAATACTAATCCATTTTTAGGTGAATATGTTAAATTTAGTGCAAGATGGACTACTGATACAGGAAGTTTAAATGAATATATATTTTCATGGAATGCTTCAGGAAGTTGGGTAAATGATACAGCAGTAAGTTTTTCAGAGACAAATAATTCATGGAGTAATATAACAAAACTTATAGAAACTTCATATGAAGGAGAATGTATAGGATGGAAAATTTATGCAGATTTAGAGACAGGAGAGAAGAATGCTACTAAAACAGAAACATTTACAGTTAAAAGAACAGAATTAAAAGTTTCATTAAATGCCCCAAGTAATAAATCTTGGGATAATACTGATGTAAGTTTTAATTATACTCCTATATCAGCATTAGGAATTAAAAAAGCATATTTATATACTAATGAAAGTGGGAATTGGGCAAGTGTAGAAACAAATGATTCTATAATAACAAATAATACTATAAACACAATAGAACACACCTTTACTTCCAATGGAACTTTTATATGGGCTATAAAAATAGAAAATGAAAATGGATATACTAATTTTTCAGCAAATAATTATACAATAAAAATAGATTGGACAGAACCTTATGTAAATATAACAAGACCAAAGAATGAAACATACTCTTCAGTAGAATTAGATTTTAACTTTTCAGTTTCAGACAAGGAAAGTGGAGTAGATATATGTTGGTATAGTTTAAATAATAATGATAATAAAACTCTTCCAGGATGCCAAAATACTACTATAGGATTAGATGAAATGGTAGATGGATTAAATCACTTAATACTTTACGCTAATGATAGTGCTGGAAATGTAAACAAATCAGAAGTTTATTTTACTAATAATATAGAAAAAATAATTGAATGGAACTTTGTTAATGCTTCTAATTTTACATGGAATGGGCCAATAGTAGGACAAGATAATTATTGGATGCAGCCTATAGGACAAGGAGATCTAGGTATACTTAATCATTCTAATAATGAAAGTGTAGTGGTAGACATTCAATATAAACTGAATGGAATATTAACTTCAGGATGGACTATATGGGCTACTAATTCGAGTGATAAAAATGGTGGATTTGTCTTATCTAATAATACATGGACAACCATTTATGATGATTTACCTGTAAATGAAAATAAAACTATATGGCTATGGGCAAACGTAACCGAAGCAGGAAGTTATTATGGATGTGGAGTAGATATAATGTTTAGGGCGGTGATTACCTAATGCCAACCATTCCAACCTATCACAAATTTAAATTAACATTAACAGATAGTATTAGTTTATCTGATAACATAGATAAAAGAGATATAAGTAAAAATCTAACAGATAGTATTAATTTATCAGAGAATTTTACTAAAAAAATATCAATTACATTAACAAGTGAAAATATTAGTTTATCCGAAGAATTTTCAAGACAAATTAACTTATCACTTACAGAGACTTTATCATTAGATGAAAATTTCTCAAAAAATTTGTTTTTAACCTTATCAGGTACTTTGACTATAGGTGATACTACTTTAGAAGCATCTAAATGTGTTTTATTAAGAAATGTCCAAACAGATGTAAATAGTATTTTATCAGAATGGGGGGAAGATGTAGTTTTAACAACTCAAGAGAAAACAACAGATGCTATGGGTGGAATAAAAGAAATAAATGAATTAACAGATGGAAGTGTAAGAGTTTTAATTCAAGATATAACAGCAAAGGATAGAGAAATGTTAGGAAAAGGTATAGATTATAAAGGATATGCTAAAATGTTTGCTAAAGCAAAATATAACTTAAGAAATAGAGGCTCAGAATATACAATTCAACCGGGGGATATGATACAAAGTATAGCAAGAAATACAAAATATAGAGTAGAAACAATAATAAGTGAAAATGTTGTAGGTTGTGATAGAGCATTTATTGAATATATAATAAGAAGAATATGAGAATTGACTTTAAAGTTAATTTTGTAGATAAAAGTGAAGAATTTTTAGATAAAATTAATAAGAAATTTGCTAAAATTATGTATGAAATGGAAGCAGATGCTAAAAGATTGGCTCCTGTAAATACTGGAAGATTAAGAAATGCTATTAATTTAACAAAAGAAGGAGACACTTTTATTTTAAGAGATGGTGTTAATTATGGAATTTTTGTAGAATTTGGGACAAAACCTCATATTATTAGAGTAAAAAGTGCTAAAGCATTACATTGGGAAAAAGGACAAGAAGATTATTTTGCTAAATATGTAAACCATCCAGGAACAAATGCTCAACCATTCTTTAGACCAGCTTTTTACATTGCAAAAGATAAACTTAAATTACTTCTCTCATAAAAAGATTTATAAATACTAATTTATTAAATATAATTAATACCTTTATGGACGCATAAAGGGGGGAGGACAGGGGTGTGATTGTCTATGTGCCAATAGATAACACACTTCACCCACAGGGGCCGTGAGGCTGGTGGGGGCATGGGATTGGCACATCCCATTGCAAGAGGGTTCAAATCCCTCGTCCTCCTTTATATTTCTTAATGAGTAAAATATATAAGAAAAAATATTCTTTAAAAGTATATAATCCAAGCAGGATTATAATTATTAGGGAAGCCCCCGAAAATGGAACCTAAAGAATTAATAGTTGAGTTTTTAAGGAGTAGATTGACAGACCCTCGTAGCAGAAATTTTCTAAAAACAGAAACATTTACAGGAGATGGCTCCACAACAGAATATACTCTATCTCCGGATAGCGATTTTAACATATTTTATATAAAAAGTATAAAAGTAGATGGCTCAGAATTAAATAAATGGGAAGATTATACTTTTGACACTTCATTTCAAGATAAAACAATAACATTCTCTACGGCTCCAAGCAATGGAAGTAGTATAGAAATAACATATGGACAAGGAACAACAAGTTGGATATATCCCGATTTAGCAAAAGTAGAGTTATCAGCATCTCAATATCCACGAATAAACGTTTTAGTAATAAATAGCACAGGAACAAGATTAGGAAACTACACTTCAGATATAGGAAATGTAGAAAGATATCAAGTAGATATATGGGTTAAGGAAAACTATTATTATACATATAATAACAGAGTTTATGAAGGAGATAAACTAGCAATGTTATTAGCAAGACAAATAAGTGAAGCATTTAAGAATTATATAAATGATTTATATCCAAAATTACACGATTATAGATATTTAAACTTAAGAGATGCCGTATGGGAAGTTGAAAGACAATGTTTTCATGTTATATTTGAATTCGAAATTAGAGGTGAAAATTTGGGAGAGTGATTATCATGGTTGAATTAGCATTAGGTAAAAGAGAACTTATATCAATTGGAAAGGAAAGCACTTATGGGACAAGTGCTACAAGAACTTATAGATTTGGAAGAAATGCAGAAGTAAATCCATCTAATGAAAATGATTGGCAAGAGGTAAGTGGAAGTGGAACAGATACAGAAACATTAACTTATGATATAGGAAATAAAATAGTGAAGTTTACTTTAAGATATGTACCACAAGATTGGAAATTCCTTACATATGTTTTCGGAACTACTACAAATACAGACAACGGAAGTTATTATACTCATACATTTAGCATAAATACAGACTGGACAATTCCTTCATTTACTTTAGAGAGAGGGATATCTAAATCTACTCCATTTACTCAAATATTCACAGGATGCCAAGTTAATTCATTTACTATGAGTTGGAGAGTCCACACAGGAACAGGAGGAACAGAAAATTATGTTAAGGTAGAAGCAGATGTATGGGCTAAAGATGTCTCAAAATCTACCTCAATTACAAGTTTATCAGCTCCAACAACATCTGGATTTTTAGCAAGTAATGTAATTTTAACTATAGATGGAACAGAAAAAGCAAGATGTATAAGTGGAAGTATAACAATAGAAAACTCATTAAGTGATGGTAGATATGCTTATTATAATTCGAACTATAGAACTAAATCAGAATCGTTTATGCAAAGAAGAACATTTTCAGGAGAATTTGTATTACATTATGAAGATGGAACAGAATTTGATTTATGGAATAATGGGACAGCAGTAAGTGGAGATTGTAAATTAGAATTTAAAAGAGGAACACATGATAAACTTACGTTGACATTTGTAAACTTTCGTATAGTAAGTGCTAATGACCCTACGAATTTAGATGGTTATAACCAAATGACTATAAGATGGATAGCAGATAAAATTACAGCAGAAGCAGAAGATAATTTATCTGATTATCCAACATAAAGGTGATGTAAATGTATGAAGATGATTTAATAACACAATTTGAAGAGGAATTCGAAATAGATGGTAGAAAATTTAAACTAAAAGTAATGACTGGATTTGAAAAAGATAAAATGATAGATAAAATAATGGAGATTGACCCAGTAAGCAAAACAATAAAATATTCCATAGCAAAAAGAAACGAATATTATCTTTCAAATTGTGTTTTAAGTATACCTTATGACTTAAAGAAAATGGTTGATAAGTTAAAAGTAGTATTAAATGATAGAGAAATAGAAGAAGTAAAAAATAAAGAATGGAGAGATTTAGAGCCTCAAATAAGAGGAAAAGTATTACAATTATTACCTAATAAAATAAGAGTAGCATTAATAGAAAAATTAACAGAATTAAATGATGCTATAGAACTAAAAAAAAATTAAGAATAGCAGTGTTAAGTAAATTAGCAGTATGTGATGAAAGGACATTAAAGGTGTATAGAAAAATGGAACTATGTGCAATGTTAGGAAAATTACCAAGTGAAATAGATAGGGAAAAAGCGGTAGAGATAGAATTACTATTAGAATACTTAAAAGCAAAAGTAGAGAGGGATAGTAAAAATGCCTGAAGAAATTGGAAGTATGGAAATAGTAGGAAGAATTGATAATTCACAGATTTATTTAGAGATGGAAAAGTTAAGAAGAGCAATGAGAAGCACAGACACTGAGACAAGAAGATTCTCTTCCTCATTTCAAGTATTAGGAAAGAATATAGGAAAGGCTTTGACAGGAGCAAGTGGATTTTTGGGGGCTATAATTAACCTCGCTAAAGTTGGCCCAAATACAGCAATTGCATTAGAAAAAATAGGTGCATATACAACACAAGTAGGATTAGCAATGGATAAAATGATAGGTGGAACAGTAAGGCAAGCAGTAGATGCCATAACTAATATAAATACAAGTCAAATGTCCTCAATGATTTTAGGTGGTGCGGCAGCAGGTATTGGTGCTTTGGCTTTAGGGGCAGGAGGATGGGTAGCACTTTTAGCAGCATTAAGTGGAATGGGTGCTATGTATATGGTCGGAAATATCTTAAACAATCAAAATACTAAGAATACTATCCCCCCACAAAAGATAGCACATCCTCTTAATGAAGAAAATAATATGGTAATAGATACATCTTCACAAACAACAGGAGCAGGAGGATATATGTATGGACAAGGAACTTCTATGACTACAGGAGCAGTACCATTACCTGGAAATATCAGTGTTATTGAAAATTTACATGTAGGAAATATATCTTATTCCCCTAATACAAATACAAATCCATTTATTTTGCCAATATATAGGTGATTAAAAAATGACAGAATATAGTATGAAAATAGGAACATTAAGTCAAAATTATAGTAGTGCAGAGTTTAGTTTTACTGATAATGGACAAAATAATCCTAAAATAGTTTCATTTTCAGCAAATTCACAGAGAGTTATGAGTGAATTACCATATTCTCAAATACATTATTATATAGATACAGATGGAATCAAGCCAAGAGTTTTAAATGTAGAAGGGGTATTTGTAGGAGAAAATAGAATAACAGCACATAGAAATCTAAGTAGTGTAATTCATAGCACTGGGGTTAAGAAATTTTGGTTAAATAGTGATTACTTTTTAATTGGAACAGGAGTTTTAACTTCTCATAGATTAACCTCCCAACAACCTCTTTTTATTCCTTATGCTATAGATTTTGTATGCTTATCTCCTTTCGTTTATGGATCTACATTACATTCTCAAAATTATACAGTAACTACAGATAATTCATGGGTAAATTTAGGAAGTTTATCAAATAGTGGAAATGCCCCAGCCCATATATGGGAAATTCATATTAAAAATAAATCAAGTGTAAATATAACACGTGTAGAAATATCTGATTCTTCTTCGGGTAATGGAAATATAGTGAAATGGGAAGGAACATTAGCATCAGGGAAAACATTAGTATTATATTTATTTTATCAAGTAACGGATAATATACCTTATACGGTTGAAAAACAATATTACTTAAATGATGGAAGTCATAATGGGACAAGAAACTATACGGCTAAAAATAATAATGATTGGTTAAGAATAGAGGCAAATTCCTCACAAACATTTTCAGCAAAAATCAATTTCGATGGGTCTGTAGGAAGTGGAGCAGAAATAACATTTAAATGGTATGATGCTTATTGGGAGTGATGTAAGTGGAAGGTTGGAAATTTGAAATATTAGATGCAAATGGAAAAAAAGAAACAATAGTAGATTTTGCTTATATTCAGTTTACAAATACTATAAATGATATTGGGACATTTACTATAGCAATACCTACAGCAGGAAATTATGCTAAGAATAAATATCTTCCATATATGAAAAGTAATGACAATGGAAAAGAGCAAGGTATAGTTTATTTTACTAATCCTGATGGCTTTTTAGAATTTAAAGGAATTGTTAGAGAAATTACTTATGATTCTCAGGGAAATATGATATTAAGAGGATTTTCTACATTAGCATGGGCTAAAGATGTAGCACTTAAAGGAGTAGATAGAGGCTCAGAAACAAATGTATCAAGAGCGCAATATATTTTAGGAGTTGTTGATAATTATTATAAATTAACATATGGAACCATTACTTCTTATGGAACATTAAAGGCAATCTATTACGAACATTCAAATTGTTTTGAAGCAATAGACCAAATGACTATATTAGAATGTGACCAAGATTATTTTGTTAAATATAACTCGACTATAGGTGGAAATGATACATTTGAAACAAGAAATCATGTGGGAAGTTCTACAAGTATCAAGACTTTTTTAGATGGAGTAGATGTAAGAAATGTCCAAATGCAATATAATACAACAGAAATAATAAATTCTGTAAAGGTTTTAGGAACAGTAAAGAATGGAACTCAAATTTCAGCCACAGCATCTGATTCTACAAGTATATCAAGATATGGGTTAAGAGAACCCAATCAACCAATTATAAATTTAGCATTAGAGGATAATGCTTCGGCTCAAAAATATGCAGATAACATTATAGCAAATTACAAAGACCCAAAACTCTATATTTCATTTCAAGTTATGAATTTAATGTTAGCAGAAGATCCAGATGATTCTCCAAGAACAAAAGGAAAATTTGCTTTAGGGGATGAAATATCCTTAACAAGCACTGGAGTTGGATTAAGTGAAGAACCTTTAAGAATTGTATCATATACAAGAAAATTCTTTAAAAATAAAACTCAAACATTACATTTTAAGTGTATTTCTTCTGATTTAAGGTATAGAAGGGGAAATTCATTATTATCAGCAAATAGGTCTGGTGCTCCTATAGGTGGGTCTACATCAACTGCAGCACATAATCATGGAAAAGGAGATTTAGGAACTTACCACCCTCATAATATAGTTTCTCACTCGACAGCAAGTGCAGGAGGTAGTTCTTCATATATTTGTGGGGGGAGAATGACAGAATTAGGATCAGCAACATTAACTAGTTCATTCAAACCAATAGCAACGATCTCATTCGATAGTGACTCACATACTTCTTTTTTAATTACTGATGGTAGTATTGTTGAAGATTCATCCACACCATCACAGACTAAACTATATGTGAGGGTATATGATGGATCAGACACATTTCCAGACTTACTTGGAGCTATATGTTATTCTGATGGAAAACATAGTAATTTTTTAATAGTTTATCCAAAGGATGTAGCAGGAAAAAATATACAAGTGGAAGTGGCAGCAGAATCTAACATTAATGTTAAATTTTTAATTAGATTTCAAGGTCCGGGATTACATTCACATACAATATCTTCAATTTCAAACGGGGCAGATTATAAATTAGCAAGTATGACTACAGGAAGCACAGATGATACATCGGCAAGTGTAGGAAGTAGTGGATTATATGCTAAAGGGAGTGCTGATTAAGGTGATATAAATGGTAAAAAGTATTCACGATATTGAACAAGAAAGATATGAAACAAGTGCCAAAGCAACAAGAGTTTTTATAGTAGATAGTAATGGAAATGAGATTAATATTAATAGTGATTATTTAACTAATGATTTAGACGATTACTCCGAGACAAATATAACATATGTAGGACAAGAAAAAAAAGATGGGACATGGTTAATTTTAAAAATAGATGAAAATACAGGAACAGTAATAAGAGGAGCATCTCAAAAAAATAATTCAAGTTATAGTAGTTATTCAAATGCTTGGACAAATAGAACATCCTTAACATATACTTATTTAAAGGATGTATTGTGAGGTGAAAAATGAGATATAAGTTTAAATTTAATCCATTAACAAACAAATTGGATTATGTATTTGATGGTAATCATAATGAATTAACTAATCTACAGGGTGGAACTATAAATGAATATTATCATTTAACATCTTCAGCATATAATAATTTAAAAGACCAAGACCAGGAAGTGTATACATCTTCTTCTCCAAGTTTCGCTGGATTATCTGTTGATACAGATACTTTGTATGTCGATGCAGTTAATAATAGGGTTGGGATAAGAACAACATCTCCAGTATCAGCATTACATATAAATGGGGGAAAAATAAGAATTAATACTCCTTCAACATCTGGAGCAGAAATAGAATATGCTCAAGATGGAACAAGGAAATGGGCTGTAGGAATTCCAGCAAGTTCTAATAATTTTAATTTTTATAAAGATGGAACAGGCAATGTCATGACTTTAACAGATACAGGTAATGTTGGAATTGGGACAACTTCTCCAGCATATTCTTTAACGGTTTCTGGTATTATACGAGGAGAGGATAAAATAATAGCTACTAATAATGTAGAAACTACAAGTGGAAATTTAGTAGCATCTAATGGATTATTACAAGTTGGTGGAACTGGAAATTCTTACATAATGGATAATTTAGGTATAGGTACTAACTCTCCATCT